AATTTAGCAGAAGGCATTGAAACGCTGGATGATATCGAAAATGAAATGGTAACTAACTTTGCACAGTACAATTCCGATGCAAAATACAGACGTCAAATTACAGCTAAAATTGAAAAGATAGAGAAGAGAAAAGGCAAATAGAAATTAACTACTGGAGATTATTGTGAAGAATTCAAAATCAGGTCATGGATTAGCCAAGGGCAATGCAGGTCATGGATTAGCAACTGGTGGTCTTGGTGGTGCACCAAAGGGAAATTCGAATGGAGCAAGCGTTAATCCAGTTAAATCTACCCAGGTTAAAAGCAATTCTGTAAAGACTAAAATGAAGGGTACTGGATTGTAAGTCATTGACGGCATTAGCAATATCGATGTAGTATGACAGGCTCATGAGTTTAACAAGAACTTATGAGCCAAAGTGACTATTTCAACCGATTCAGACTCGGCGAAATTTTTACATTTAAACCGATTCAGACTCGGCTAAACATGCTGGTATTGTAACACAAAAAATACGCATGACAACCCTTCTCTGAGCGGATAACTAATACGCAGAAGGATTTTGTTTATGAGTATCGAGAAAAATACCCCTAATATTTTACGCCAACTTGGCCGGTCATTTACAACCATAATTAATTCATCAATGGACTCCATTAAAGACCCTGCATCCTTGGGCATTTACTGCTATTTATCATCTAAGCCTGATGGATGGGAGATAAGAGAAAAAGAATTGCAATCTAGATTTGGCAAGGGCAGGGAGTTTATCAGCGATAGATTAAAAGATTTAACAGCGCTTGGATTTATTAACAAGATTTGCCATAGAGACTCAAGTGGAAAAATAACGCACTGGGAAACTATATTAAAAAACCACATTACGGGAAACCCGTCATCTGGGGTCGATTTCACCACAATACGGGAAAACCAGAATCAGGTAAAACCAGAATCTGGTTTTCACCCCCCCCTTAGTAATAATAGAGTATTAGTAATAAAAGAAAGTGCTAGTAATAAACCCCTTAGCGATTCCAAGAAATCGCCGGACGAGTATCGCGACAATAATTTATTTATGCAGTTCTATCAAAACTATCCAAGAAAAGAAAAGCCAAAAGAAGCCTACAAAGCATTCCTGAAATTAAATGCTACCGATGAGTTTGTTAACATGATGCTGAATGACTTGGTTAACAGGCAAGCTAATAACTGGCTTGGGAGAGATAGATCTAAAATTCCGCATCCTTCAACGTACCTTAACCAGCATGAGTGGGAGGGTGAGATATTTAAAACACACAACACAACAGGAGGAAAAGCAAAAGGCTACAGCATGGCTGAATTACGGGGAGAAACTGTATGAAGCATATTGGAGACGTGATTGATGTTGGTTTAATAAAAGAAATCAAAGCAGAAAAACCAGCAGCAAGCGTAAATTATTTATCTAGCAACTTGGTTGATTGGATTTTTGTAGTGCAAGCTATGGCGTGTAAGGGATTTGACGAATATTACGCAGACAGGGAAAAACTAGCCGCTGTCAAAGCGTATTGGTATTCAGAGTTTACAAGGGAGGGCATCGTTCAAAAAAAACAAGTTCAGTTGGGCGTGAATAAATTCGCTTGGTATAAATATCCTAAACCCCCTCAATTGGGTGAGTTTTTGGAATGGTGCAAGCCGGCAGCCGAAGATGCTGGCTTACTGTCTCCCGATAAAGCGTATACCAGAAGTCTTGAAATATTACGGGGGATAACTCCTTCTGACTTATCCGCAATTCAAATTGATTTAATTAAACATGCGATTCAAGAATCAGATTCCTATTTCTTAAAAACGAATAGCAGAGACAAAACTGAGCCACTTTTCAAAAGGAACTATGTGATCACAATAAGAAACCACATAGAAGGCGATTTAAAGCCTATTCCTAAGGCGATCGAAGCTCCAGTAGGCCAAAGGTACCAAGAGCAGGATTCAGGGCAAAGAATCTCTCCTGAGAGGCTTAAGCAGTACCAGCAAGAAAACAAGGATAATTTAGACAGGGCGCATAACCGGTGAATGTTTGACAACTATTCAAAACAGGTTAATAATACAACAAAATCCAATCTCACCATATGTGAGACTAACGGGGCAACTCAGATCTAGCGAGCCTTAACGGGGCAACTCGTATTATTATCGGAGCCTATTAGCAGGGTAGTAGCATTTTATCTATTCACTAATAGGGGAACACCATGTCCATTTCGTTAACTAACGTCCAACAGATTGAGTTTGACCGATATGTTAAATCCGTATACCGCTCAAATGGTTTCTTGTTACGAGAAACAATGCGTACAAAATCCGATGTCATCGGTGCTTTCGTTGAGTTCAGAAAGGTTGACCAAGTAATTGCCGTTCCTACTGGCTACATGCAAGCGGTTACAATTCAAGACCCAGGCTATAACAAAGTAACTGCAACACTCCAAAAATACACAGCCGCAACTGGTGTGGATGAAGTTCAAGAACTTACTGTAAACTTTGATACCAAGTCTGAAAATGCAATGCTTGTTGCTAAAGCCATGGGCAGACGTTCCGACCAAATCTGTATTGATGCCTTAGCTGCTGACCCAGGCGATACAATCGTCAACGGTGGAACAAACATGACGTATGCGAAGTTTACTCGCGTTATGGAATTCTTTGATGACAATGCCGTACCGCTTGATGAAAGATTCTTTGCAATGACTGCGTCAAATATTCGCTCCTTGATGGCTGCGCCAGAGTTTATTTCTACGTTCTACACTAGCAACAACATTATCGACAAAGCTAAAATCCGTGAATACTTAGGTTTCAACGTAATCGTTATACCTAAAATGACAGAGGGCGGATTGCCTAAAACTGGTAACATCCGTACTGCATTAGCATGGCACAAAATGTCGACAGGTATGGCTATTGGTCAAAACTTCCGTACAGAAGTGAACTATATCCCTCAAAATACCTCATATTTGATTAACGGTATCTTCTCAGCAGGTAGTGTAGTAATTGACAATAAAGGTGTTTTGGCAGTCGCTTGTGACGAATCGGTTTAATCCGGTTCGTTCTTAAACTTCTATTGGAGAATTAAAAATGGCTTTTAATATTTACCGTTTTACCCGGGTATCGTTGGCAATGAACACTGGTGTTCAAACAGTAGTTTTGAATCCAAGCACAACCTCTATCAGCGTCAATGGTCCTGCAGTATTTGCTTATGCTTCGGCTGACGACACAATAGCAACTATTTCCGCTGCAAATTATTTCAACCCAGAAGCTGCTATCTACGACTTGGAAGTTGGCGATTTAATCCTTACTGTTGGAAGTACTTCAAGTACAATTTTACAAGTTGATGCAAAAAGCTTAACGGCTTCACCAAAAACCATTAGCACAGTTTCTTTCACTGTTTCTGGCTCTGTTGATACTGCCAATATTGTTGATGGTGCAGTTACTAACGCCAAGGTTAATGCTGCTGCTGCGATTGACTTCTCGAAGCTGGCTACTTTGACTTCAACGAACATTCTGGTTGGTAGTGCTGCTGGTGTTGCTACTTCACGAGAGGTTACTGGTGATGTGACGATAGGCAATACGGGTGTTACTGCGATTGGAACTGGTAAAGTTCTGAGTGCTATGATGGATGATAACTTGCTTCATTATGCTTCAGTGGCGATCACCGCCTCCGCTTTTAATGGGGCATACACAACGCCAGTTCAGTTAGTCGCGGCTCCCGGTGCGAATAAATTGATTGTGCTAGACAAGGTTAACTTGTTAATGACCTATGTGGGTGCGAACTATGCTGATGGTGGAGTAGCGGCCATTCAGTACAAAAATACGGCAAATGGAGCTGGCGTCATAGCATCAACCACATTATCAGCCGCAACGTTTCAAGCCGCAGCCTCTACTGGGTTTATGTTTAACACAGGGGTCGTCCCACAAACATTCTCAACATGCGTCAATGAGGGATTGTTTTTAAGTAACGTAACCGGCGTTTTCACCACAGGTGACAGCACGTTCATAGCGAAAATATGGTACAAGATCGTCAGCTCAGTTTAATCTTTAATGTATCCGCGCTCACTGATGTGGGCGCAGATATTCGATAGCTAGGTTTTGTAGTATTATTATACAATATAACGAGCAGGAGAGATATCATAGCACTTACAAAAACCAATATAATATCTTTGTCATTACTTCAGCTTGGACATGCTCCTATAGTTTCATTAACGGATGGCGATCCATTGGTTACCAGTGCTGAAATTGCATTCGATTTCCTTTTGCCAAGTGTACTATCTTCTGGAAATTGGCGTTTTGCTACCCAAATCCAACAATTATCTTTATCCACAGAAACGGCACCCTATCCCTGGAAATATGTCTATTTACT